ATTGACGTATTTGACAAAAACAAAAATGTTTTTCAGCATTTGATATGCTACAATCGTGTCAACAAATATAAAAACTTAAGTATGCCAAAATAGCACGTAAATTTGACGCAAATTTGACGCAAATTTGAATAGTCATTAAAATCAAGGGAATTTTTGGGAAAGTTTTTTTGAAAAATCAAAAAAGGACATTTATTTTTGTCCATTTTGGACCCACCGAAAAAGGTCTTACTGAGAAAATATTTTGTCTAGAGAACGAAANNNTATCNTCACNATTTAGACCATTATATGAAAATTAGATGACGATAAAATTTCGTAAATTCCGACCGGTTTTTGTCTCACCTCAGACAAATGGCAACGTTTAGCAACAAATTGGAGGAGCCGTTGGAGCAAAATATGTACATATGTAAAGTATGTGACGTAACTTGTTGTAAAAAATACAATTGGGACAGACACTTATTGACACGTAAACACCAACTCGCATCAAAAATCAACGTTTTAGCATCCAAATCGAGCAAATTGGAGCCACACGACAACGAGACGTATGAATGCGAACGTTGTGGCAAATTCTACTATAATAGAAGCGGATTGTGGAGGCACAAACAAAAGTGTTTGAATCACACATCCAAAATCAACGACTTGGATAAAGACGATTTGATCATCACGCTCCTAAAACAGAACGCGGAACTGATAAAAGGACAGCAAGATATGATGATGAAATTGACCGAAAACGGCATTCATAATACCACCCACAATACCACGCACACGAACTCGCATAACAAGGCATTTAACTTGCAATTCTTTTTAAACGAAACGTGTAAAAACGCTATGAATATCACCGATTTTGTGGACTCCATCAAATTGCAACTAAGTGATTTGACGGACATTGGTGAGCTGGGCTATGTAGAGGGTATGTCCAAGATTATCATCAAAAATTTGAACAACTTGGATGAGACGGAGAGACCGGTTCATTGCACAGACAAGAAGCGTGAGACGATGTATGTCAAAGAGGAAGGCGCATGGAGCAAGGAAGACGACAACAAAACGAAATTGAAGAAGGCCATCAATCGCGTGGCAAACAAAAACATACGCTTGCTTCCAGCGTTTCGAGAGAAATTTCCGGATTACAACAATGCGTCGTCCAAGTCGTCAGACATCCACGACAAATTAGTCATTGAAGTGATGGATACGAATGATGACAAAAAAGACAAAATCATTCGTAACATCTCCAAAGCGACGTCCATTAAGGCATAACATCCATATTTTTGGGTAAAATGAGGTATAAGTTCTAATTCAATTATTTAAAAAAATTGAATTAAACAAAATGTCTAATGAAAGTAGTATAATCAAAGATATGGATTTTTCTAAATTATCAAAGACGCATCTTTTAGCAAAATGTAAAGAACGCGGATTGAAGCATTACAAATCTAAAAACAAAGAAGAATTGGTCACGCTGCTTCAATCGAGTCAACCTATTGCGCTGATCATAGAAGAAGAAGATGAGGAAGGTGATAATGATAAAATCGATGCTAAGCCATCCAGCATTGACATTGATATACAAAATATGGATGGTATGGAGTATTTGAAGACCGTTAGCAACAATAGCATTGATTTGATATTGACAGATCCTCCGTACATTATTTCCAAAGATAGTGGGATGAACGAACACTACAACAATGTTAAATTCAATGAAGACAATGATATCACGCAAGTAAAAACAGACGACGAGTGGCTGGAGTACAAACAGATGAATGAAATTGACGACGACGCAAACAAACAAAAATACCTCAAATATGGGTCAATATATGGGAAAAAATATTGCGTAAAAACGGACTATGGAAATTGGGACAGTGAGTTTACAATGGAACTATTGGATGAATTTATCAGCGAGTATTACAAAAAGTTAAGGAAAGGAGGTACCTTGATAATGTTCTTTGATTTGTGGAAAATTACGGATTTAAAACAATTGTTGGAAAAACACAAATTCAAACAAATTCGATTTATTGAATGGATCAAAACAAACCCACAACCAAGAAACAGCAAAGTGAATTATTTGACCAATTGCAGAGAAATCGCGTTGATAGGCGTCAAAGAGGGCAACCCAACATTCAACAGTTCCTACGACAACGGTCTCTATATGCACCCATTGCAAGGTGGGAAAAACCGATTTCATCCAACGCAAAAAAGTTTGAGTTTGTTTGAAGACCTCATCAAGAAACATTCAAATGAACACGATACTGTGTTGGACACATTTTTAGGATCAGGGACTACAGCCATTGCTTGTAAAAAGACCAATCGCAACTTTAGAGGATGTGAAATTTCCGCAGAGTATTGCGGCAAGATAGCAGACATATTATAATGTCAAATCTACGATATCAAAATGGCTGTTGAACAACTGTATAAGTTTTTCAAACGCCCACCGAAATTTAATGCAGTCGCGATGATTGTGAATTTGAAATTCGCCTACAGCAACACCGTTTACCGCAATGGACGAACTTTCATTCCATTTTTTCTGTTTCAGGATATGACTGAAGAGTATGTCATATTTGGTCCAGTCGATGGGTGTTTTTAGTTGGACGAACCAGACTATNTGNTTGTGTTTGTTGTAATACACAATGGGNCAATCAAATGTATGCGACANATANATCGCGAGCATGGACTGCACNTTTGTTTCGATGTACGNTTTGATTTGCTCTAANTCATACCCCAACTCTATCCCAANCCATTCGCAAAACTTTTTTTTGGATGGTTGCCCTATGACTTGTGGGCACACTTTCGCGTCTTTCTTGGTTGTTTTGGCGCTTAAATGTATAGTGTCGTCCTCAATGCTAACAAAATCGTATTTGTTACCATTTTTAGCGATGTGCTTTAGGTTGACTGGAAACACCTCTTTCAGTTTGCGCAATTTGTCTTTGATGACGAGCGCTTCTTCCATCCCATACTTGTATTTCCCGTCATAGTCAATGCCATACAACAAACATATGGCCATCTCAAAGATTTTGCCCAAATCTTCAGTCACCACGGGTTTTGGCAGAGGCTCGTCCTCCTCAACAATCAACAGTTTCTTATTCTTAAGTTTTTGTGGTTCGCTTAACGCGTTTTTCACCTCCATTGGCATATATTGCTGTGTGATAAGTATATTTGGGTATAAGTTGGTTTCAATTTTTTAAACGCGTTTAACAAAACTACTTAATACCATCGATTAAGTAGTTTTTTTTTATATAATTGAAAACCATTTAAATGCAAAAGCAAATATGTATTAAGTATGAACAATACAGAGACATCTAATACAGAAGGATGGAACCGACTAAATGCAGACGATACATTCTCGAAACGTTACAAGAACGACCCTGAATTTAGAGCACAATTTGAAAATAAAAGAAGAAAAATGCGCTACATAACGTGTTTTATTAGAATATTTTGCTGTCCGTGCATAGCAATATGGAACCTTAGTAAAATTTAAGGATGTTTAAGTTGTTTTTGCATAACATATATGAAAACAACTTAAAGGATGCTATTCATATAGGCGATATGTTTGGTGCTTTGAAAATGTTCGCTTTTGCCGGCGCAACGGACCTGTGACCCGCATTCGCACGTGAATGTTTGTTTTTGTTTTGCGAGAAGCGCTTCCTTATTTTTTTGATACCATTGTTGCTTGTATTCTTTGGACTTTTCTTGATTGTTCTCTACATATTGCGCGGTTTTTAGTTTGATTTCTTCCTTGTGTTCTTCGTAATATTTATGGGATTGTGCTTTGATGTGCTCTTTGTGAGCTTCGTTATATTGTTTCTTAAATGCTTTGATTTTGTCTGCATTCTTCTCTCTATATTCCTTTTGTTTTTCTTTTGCTTCTTTCGCACATTTGTGGTTGGTTGTTGGAGTGTCTTCGTTTGTGTCCTTTGTGGCGTCGTCGTTGTCGCCCAACGTGTTTTGATATGTCGTATGTGCTTTGGATTGCAAGTGCCTGTGTTTGTTGCCAAAGGTATATGTATGCCCGCATTCGCACTGAACCACTTGTGCTTTTTGTTCGGCGAGTTTTAGTTTGTTGGCTTCGCGCCATTCTTTGTGCGCGATTTTTGCGTCCTCTTTGTGCTCTTCTCTGTACGCCTTTTTTTGCTCCCTCAATTTGTCCTTGTTTTTCTCTCCATATTCCTTTTGACGTTCTGCGATAACTTCTTTGTGTTGCTCCGCGTATTGCTTTTGATAGGCTAGCTTCTGGTCCTTGTGTTCTTCATAATGTTCTTTGGCCTTTTCCAAAATGGCGGTCTTGTTGTCTTCATACCATTGTTGTTTGTATTGTTGCGGGTGTTCTTTGCACATTGCGTATGGGTTATTAGAATTCAACGTGGCGCATAGCAGTTCAATCCAGTCGCGTTCTTTGCTTTCAGCCTCTCGTCTATTTTGTAGATTATATTCTTCTAATTGCACCATAGTCCAGTTATCCCACCCACCGTGTTGTCTAATGAAAGAGTACACATATTGATTGTATCGCTTGTCTTGTTCGTTAGAACACGTGGTTTTGTGACTGTGTTTTCTTTGAATAAAATTAGTTGTGTGACCGACATATACGTCGGTTA